AAGCATATAGAGATGCTGTTACTCAGTATCCTATTACACCATCAGAAGCATTCTTAATTACTTCAGGTAACATGTTTCCTACAATGTTACTTAATGAAAGGTTAAGTGAATTAAAATCTAATTCTGCCAAATATATTGAAAGTAACTGGGTAGGTAACTTTATTGTTACAGAAGATGGTGAATTAAGATTTCAAACTTCTGATACTGCTAAACCTAATAGAGATTATCCTATTAAGAAAAGACCTGATGATGATATTACAGGTTGTATAGAAATTTATGAGCAGCCTCAAAAGGATAATGATGGTAAAGTATTTCCAAGAAGATATGTAGTTGCAATTGACCCTTATGATGATGATTATTCTACTACAGATTCAGCAGGTTGTGCACTAGTATTTGATAGATTTACTAGAAGAATTGTAGCTGAATATACAGGTAGACCACAATTAGCTAAAGATTTTTATGAAAATTGTAGGAAGCTAATTATGTATTACAATGCCATGGGCTTTCCAGAGATTAACAAATTAGGGTTTGTTACTTATATGGAACATAAGAAAGCTTTACATACATTGGCAGAAACTCCTGTACAACTTAGAGATAAGATTGAATGGAAACCAAACTTAAATACAAGTTATGGGTATAAGGCTACTGAAAGAACAAATACATGGGGTAGAGAGTTAATTAGAGAATGGCTATTAGAACCTGTTGAACCTAATTCTGAGGTATTGAATGTACATAGATTAAGATCTACAGGTGTAATTCAAGAATTAATTAAGTGGAATAAAGATGGAAACTTCGATAGAGTTTCAGCCCTAATTGCTGCATTGATTTTAGATGTAACTTTGAACAGAGAAATTATTAAAAATGAGGAAAGAAAAACTAAATCTTTTTTAGAATCATCCTTTTTTAAGGATAGAGGATTTTTAAAAGATGTGTATGATCCTTCTGTTGAGGTAAATAGCTATAGAGACAACACCTTATATTTTAATAATCTTTTTGGTAAATAATTAACTTTGTAAAAAATGAATAATTTAGTAATACAAGTACCTAGACAAACACTTTCAGATAGTGACAAAAATCTGGAATGGGCTAAAAAGTGTATTGATGCTGGTGAAAATGTCTTAATGTTTGATTCATCTGTAGTTAGACAAACCTTTTATAATAAGAAGGTTAACTATAGATTGAGAAATAACATGTTAACAGATAAAGATGTTGAAGCTATATGTGAACCATATGGTATTGAGTTTTCATCTTTCCCTAAAAGTATACAACACATTGGGTTAGGTAATTCAAAAATTAACACTTTAGTAGGTGAAGAAGCTAAAAGATTAAATAGATACCCTTTTAGAGCTTTTATTTCATCATCTGACCAAATGGGTATTTCTTCTAAAGAAGAACAAATTAAAGATATGTGGTACCAAAAATTGGTATCAATAGCACAAGCTAAACTACAAGCTGCATTTCAAGGTCAAGAAATTGATCCTCAAGTAATGGAGGAAGAAATGCAGAAAGAATTGAGTAAGTTTGATAAATATTTAAAGTATAATTATCAGGATCTTAAAGAAATAACTGCTAATAAAATACTTAAGTATGAGTATAAAAGGTTAAAAGTTCAAGATGTTTTCTTAAGATGTTGGGAAGATTTCTTGATATCGGGTGAGGAAATTGTATGTATTGAAGAACTTGGAAATGATATTGTTTTTAGAAAAGTAAATCCTTTATATTTATTTACTATTCAATCACCTGAAACTTATAAGATTGAGGATGCAGACTGGATTGTAGAATATACAATGATGTCTGTAGGTCAAGTTATTGACATGTTTCATTTAGAATTAACTAAGGATCAAATCTCAAATCTTGAACAGAGTAAAGAGTACAATGCAATGAGAACTGGTGGTATTCAAATGGCTTATAACAGAGATATTACTGTTGAAGAAAGATTTGGATATACAGCAGGAGAGTTGTTTGTACCCAACCAAATTGCTACACATTATTTTGGTGGTGCTTATGACCAAAGAGGTAATGTTAGGATTATGAGAGTGTGTTGGAGATCTAGAAGAAAGATAGGTAAAGTAGCTTACTATGATGAGTATGGTAGTCCACAAGAAAAGATTGTAGATGAATACTACAAGATTGACAAAGATGCAGGTGAAACTGTAGAGTGGTTGTGGATTAATGAGTGGTGGGAAGGTACTAAGATTGCCAATGATATTTATGTAAAAATTAGACCTATTCCATATCAGTCTAGAAACATGTCTAATCTATCAGAAAGTAAACCACCTTATGTAGGTATTTACTGCAATACTAATAATTCAAGAGTAATGTCATTCATGGATGTTATGAAACCTATGGATTATCTGTATGATATATTCTTCCACAGATTAAACCTAGCTATTTCTAAATATAAAGGTCCAATGCTGGCAATTAATACTAGCATGATTCCTTCAGAGTGGGATCCTCTCAAATGGTTACAATATGCTGAAGCTACTAATGTAATGTTTATGGATCCTACTAATGAGGTACTTAAAGGACCACTTCAGGGTAAATCAGCAGGTACATATAATCAGTTAGCTGCAACAGGTATTAACCTTGAAATGGGTAATTATATTAACCAGCATGTACAACTATTAGCATTTGTTAAACAACAGCTTGACTTAATTTCAGGAGTTAATGAATACAGACAAGGTGATGTTAAAGGTGATGCTAATGTAGGTACATCTAACATGGGATGGACAGCATCTAACTCAATGACTGAAAAGTATTTTGCACTGCATAATTCTTTTAAAAGAGATTGTATGCAAAGACTACTTGAAGTTGCTAAGTATGTATGGAAGCAAAATCCACATAAAGCACAGTTTGTATTAGATGATATGGGTGCTGAAATTGTAAGTTATTATGATGAGTTTGCTGAATCAGAATATGATATTCATATTGATGATGGACCAAATACACAAGAACTTATGCAAGCACTTAACCAACTTGCACATGCAGGTATGCAAACTGGTCAGATTAAGTTTAGAGATCTTATTGAAATCTATAAGAAAGATAGTGTGTCTGCACTTGCTAGATACTTGGAAGAAGCTCAGGATAAAATTACCCAAGAGCAACAACAAATGCAGCAAATGCAGCAAGAATCTCAAGAAAGAATGGCAGCTCAACAAGCTGAACTTAAAGCTCAAGAACTACAACTTGAAATGGAAAAACTTAATAGAGAAGATATTAATAGACAATTGGATAGAGAAAATAAAATTCAACTGGAAACTATCAGAGCTATGAGTTACTCACAAGATCAAGACATTAATGATAATATGGTTCCTGATATTTTAGAACAAAGTAAGTTAGCTATGGAACAACAGAAAGCTGCTTTTGATAAAATACAAAAGGAAAGAGAACTTCAAGTTAAATCTGATATTGAAAGACAAAAACTTGAAATGAAGAAACAAGAAATGCAAACTAAAAAGGAAATTGAAAAAATGAAAGCTGAAACAGCATTAAAGATTGCTAAAACTAATCGTAATAAGTATGACAAATAATAAGCTATATAGAAAATAAGCACCTATTTGGTAAATAAACAATTATTAATAATAATTTTGTAAGAATAATATGAAAACAAGTAAATTTTACAGTCCAGAATTTGAAGCTCCTGAAGGAGGATTAGGTGAGGTAATTGATAATTCATCTGATAAAAATCTGGTAAAAGACACAAGTGATACAAGTGATTTTGATTTTGATTCAGAGTTATCAGATTTAATTAACGATTCTTCAGATGAAGATGTTGAAACACCAGAGAAAAAAGCAAAAGATTTTGCACCGCCTACTGGTGAAAAGCCAGATACTACTTCTGATGATGATGAGCCGCTTTACAAAGTATTAGCTGATCAATTAAAAGCTGAAGGTCTTTTTGATGATGAAGATTTTGAAGAAGATGATGAGTTTAAATTTGATGGTACACCTGAAGCTTTTAAAGCTTTAATGGAAAGACGTGACTTTAAAAGAGGTGTAAAAATCTTTGAAGACATTGTATCTGAAATGCCAGCTAAAATGCGTAAACAGTTCCAACTGTTTATGGATGGTTTAGATGAAGATTCTTCATTGGAAATTGGAAGCAAAGCTATTGATTATGCTTCAGTAACTAAAGATGATTTGGATTCTAATCCTCAAAAAGCTGAACAACTTTATAGAGAACTTCTTAAAACTAAAGGTTTTTCTCAAGAAAAAATCAATAAGTATGTTGAGAGAGCTAAAGACCTTGATGAACTTTCAGAAGAAGGTTTTGAAGCTGCACAACTTCTAAATCAAGAAGTACAAAAACAAATTGAATTAAAAAAACAAGAGGAACAATATGTTGCACAGCAAAGACAACGTGAAGCTCAACAAAGACTTCAAGCTCTTAAATCTGCAATTACACAAACTCCTGAGATTTTTAAAGGTGTTCCTCTTACAGATAAAATGAAAGAACAATTGTATAAGTCCATGACAGATACAGTTGCTTATGATGAAAATAAACAACCTTTAAATAAAGTGGCTGCTATTTCTAGAAAGAACCCAGAAGCATTTAGAATGCAACTGCATTACTTGACAGAACTAGGTCTATTTAACATGGATGAAAAAGGTAATCTTAAACCTGACTTGACTAAACTAATGCGTCTAGCAGAAACTAAGGTTGCAAGAAGCATTGATGATAGGCTTAAAAAAGCAGCATTTAAATCAGGCTCTAATCTAAGTAATACACTTAATGATAAAGAGGTTGATGTATTAACTTCCCTTGAAAATTTCTTAAATAATAAATAAAAATGCAATTATTTCAACTACAAAAATACGCAGCTAAAGATTACAATGGTCTTGTAACTGCAAATAACTTGGGTGCTCTTTATATGAAGCGTCCACAGCTTGTAACTAACACCATTCATCAAATCTTTAGAACTAACCTAAAGAATGCGATGTTTGACTTCCTCAATCAATTTCCAACTATTGAAGTTGAAGAAAACAACTTCTATGAGTGGATGCTCCAAGGTCAACATGATAAAAACATTCCGCTTCTTGATGCATATGATGCAACTGGAACCTCAGCTGCTGCTGCAGGAGAACTAGGTGGTGGCGTAGCTGCCTTTTATATGGTATTTGGTGAAGAATATTTTGAACCAGATAACATTTTGAAAGGTAACAAAGCAGAATATCTTTTGAGAGTTCTTTCTGTAAAACCTAAAGGGACTAACTTTGAGTATGAAGTAGAACTTCTTACTTCAGATCCTTCTTTGTCAGTACCTGCTGAAGAACTTGAGGCAGGAAGCAGATGGGCTAAGTTTTTTAACGTAGCTCCT